CAGGGATATTCTAAAGATGCCCCTCTACCAAGAGATCTTCCCCGGAGCCACCCTCAGAGAGGACGTAAGAGCAGCGGGTAAGTGGAAGACCAAGCAGAACGGTATCTACTACGCAGCAGGTGTACGCTCACAGATAGCTGGGCGCGGTGCACACATTGCACTGATAGACGATGCCATGTCAGAGGAGGACGCTTTCTCAGAAGCAGGGCGCAGGTACATCAAAGAATGGTACCCATCAGGTCTAAGGACACGCCTGATGCCCAATGGTTCTGTGATTATCATCAACACCAGATACCACGAAGATGACCTCTGTGGCTGGCTGCTTGGTAACGAAACAGAAGATACAATACCATGGGATGTTGTGTCCATACCTGCGTGGCTAGACGAGGAATCGTCTGAACTTCTCAACCTACCAGAAGGTACCTCCTATTTTCCAGAGTGGAAACCTGACGAGCTACTCAGGCTAGACGAGGCAGAGATTCGAGCCAACAACGGGGCCAAGTACTGGCAAGCTCTCTATATGCAGAACCCCACACCTGACGAGGGATCTACCATAAAAGCTGACTGGTTTAAGAACTGGACAGACGAAGAACCCCCAGAGTGTGACATGATTATACAAACCTACGACACAGCCTTCTCCACTCGGAGCACAGCAGACTACTCAGTGATACAAACATGGGGTGTGTTCGACTACCCTTATACAGATTCAGTGGGCAGAGAATTTTTAGCACCGAACCTCGTCCTACTAGGAAATGTCAGAGAAAGACTAGAGTACCCAGAGCTAAGAAGAACAGCGCAAGATCTATACGATGACTACCAACCAGATGTATGTATCGTGGAGAAGAAAGCATCTGGGCAGAGCTTGATACAGGATATGCGAAGAGCAGGGCTACCTGTGTTGGATTACCTCCCAGACCGTGATAAAGTGTCTAGAGTACACGCAATTACACCTTTATTAGAGGCTGGACGAGTATGGCTCCCCAGAGGCAGAGAGTGGGCAGAAGATTTATTTGCAGAGGCTATACAATTTCCTTTTGCCCGACACGATGATCAGGTAGATGCAATGGCAATGGCAGTGCACTATCTAAAAGAGTCGTGGCATTTATCTCACCCAGATGACCCTGAGTACGAAGACGAAGAGAAGCCCAAGAAAAAAACTTACTGGAATTGGAACTAGATGATTATGGCAATATCCAGAGCAAATATTCCCAGAGAACTCAAAGGAGGACGCAAGGTGATAAAGAAAAAGACTGGCGGTAAGTTAGGAAGTGGGTCACGTTTTAAGTCCCTCTCCTCCAAGATTCAAAAGAGCGGTAAAAATAAAAAAGATGCAGATGCCATAGCTGCCAGCATAGGTAGGAAGAAGTACGGGAACAAGACGATGGCAAAGCTCTCAGCCAAGGGTAGAAAGAAGAGGGGGAGGGGATAGACAATGGCGATTGAACAGAATCCTTTCTTAGAAATGGAAGAAGTAAAGGAACTAAGAAGAGAGTCTCCTTCTTTGAATCTAGTAGAGGACACAGAAGAGGAAGAATCAGTACAGTTTAGCCCCACTGAAGACGGTGGTGTAGAGGTAGAGTTTGGTGATATGGAAGCTATATCCATGATGGGTATGGAACAAGACCACTACGCAAACTTAGCAGAAGAGATAGACGAAGATGATTTGATGGATATCTCTAACACAGTCATTGAGGGATATGAGACAGACAAAGAATCCAGAGAAGAATGGGAACAAATCTTTGAGCACGGATTTGACCTTCTTGGTCTAAAACTACAAGACACAACAGAACCATTTGACGGTGCGTGTACAGCGGTTCATCCGCTCCTGATAGAATCAGCGGTTAAGTTTCAGAGCAGAGCATCTCAAGAACTCTTTCCCCCTGCTGGTCCTGTCAGAGCACAGGTGATAGGAGCAAACACAGTTCCCAGAGAACAACAGGCACAGCGCGTAAAACAGTTTATGAACTACCAGCTGACGCAGCAGATGCCAGAATACTTTGACGAGTTTGAGCGTATGCTCTTTCACCTCCCCTTGGTAGGTTCTGCATTCAAAAAGATTTACTTTGACGAGATTCTCCAAAGACCTGTTTCAGAGTTTGTTCCAGTGGATCACTTCTATGTGTCCTACTACGCCACTGATCTCAGAACAGCGGAGCGGTATACGCACCTGATCTACCGTTCTCCCAATGATTTTAGAAAAGATGTTGTCTCTGGAATGTACAGAGATGTAGATGTTGGAGAACCGGAAGCACCAGATACAACGTCTATGGGACAAAAGATAGACAACATCATGGGCATAGCTGCCACAGCAGAGGAAGATCCTCAGTATGTTCTTCTAGAGCAGCATTGCTACCTAGACCTGCCAGAACCTTACGCAGACCCTGATGGAATAGCCAGACCTTACGTTGTCACGGTTGATATGCACTCTAGAAAAGTTTTGTGTATAAAGCGTAACTATAAAGAAAACGATCCTATCAAGGAAAGAATACTACACTTTACCCACTACAGGTACGTTCCGGGCTTTGCTTTCTATGGTCTGGGTTTGATCCACTTCCTCGGTAACCTCACCATGACAGCAACAACTGCCATGCGTTCTCTGGTGGATGCTGGTCAGTTTGCCAACCTACCCGGCGGGTTCAAGGCCAGAGGTGTCAGGCTTGTAGGCGATAATGATCCTATCTCTCCCGGTGAGTTTAAAGAGGTGGAGAGCACAGGCATTGACCTGACCAAGGCAATCGTCCCGCTTCCGTATAAGGAACCGTCTGGTACACTTCTCCAGATGCTCCAGTTCGTGGTAGGAGCAGGTCAGAAGTTTGCAGATTCCACAGAACAAGTAATCACAGATTCGGCCAACTACGGACCAGTGGGAACAACTATGGCTTTGCTAGACGCATCGTCTAAGTTTTCCACAGCCATACACAAAAGAATGCACAAGGCTCAGAGAGAAGAGTTTGACATTCTAGCCAGAATTAACTACGACTTTCTCCCAGACGATTACCCGTATGAAGTTGTAGGTGGAGATCAGAAAGTATTTAAGCAGGACTTTGACGGGAGAGTTGATATCATTCCGGTGTCTGACCCCAATATCCCGTCCTCTGCCCATAGACTGGCACTGGGCCAAATGGCTATTCAGTTGGCTAGTCAAACTCCTCCCGGTACGTTTAACATGCCAGCCCTGTACAGAGAAGTTCTCTCCGCTGCAAACTTTCCAAACCTAGACGAGATACTACCACCAGAGCAAAAGCCAGAACCCAGAGACCCACTGGCAGATATCATGGCAGCGTCTAAGGGACAACCCATTGCAGCTTTTCCGGGGCAGAACCACGATGCACATATTCAGTTTAAAACTGCTTTCCTCAAGGACCCCGGTAACGGTGCAAACCCAATGATGCAGCAGATTGTTCCTATAATCAATGCCAACATCAGAGACCATATGCTTATGAAGTACCAAGAACAAATCGGTGGAATGGTCACTGGAGTTGCCGACGATCCTCAGACAAGTGAGATGGTGATGTCAGAGGCAGCAGAAGCAGTGGCAAACGCCAACGCCGCACTAGGTATTGCCCAGAGTCCAGAGCAACAGATGATGAACATTGAGCAACAAAGACTACAGCTTGATCAACAGAGAATGCAAATGGACGCTCTGGAGAAAGCAGCTGATCTAGAAGTCAGGAGCAAAGAACACGAAAGCTCTGATAAGAAAGTTCAGCTAGATGCTTTGATTGATATCAGTAAGCTTTCCTTAGAATCTGATCGAGATGCCAACAAAGCTCTGGAAGCAGCTGCTAAACTCTCAATCGAGTCGGAGAAAGCTGGCGGTGACAAAGAACTTAAAAGAAATAAAACTGCTCTAGATACTTTGGTTAATATGGCAAAGCTGGAGAAGCAGTGATGACCCTAGAAGAACGGATTAAAAAACATGAAGGATATATGGTCGAACCCTATACTGACACGCTTGGGTTTCTTACAGGAGGTTATGGACATAAGATCCTTGAAGGAGAAGAAGTTCCCACAGACCAAGAAGGCTGGGAAAAACTTTTTCAAGAGGATCTGGAAAAAGCTAGAGATGGGGCGGCTAGACTAATAGAAAAAAATAAACTAGAAAATTTACCTTGCGAAGCCCATGAGATTATAATAGAAATGGTATATCAAATGGGAGAGAAAGGAGTTTCTAAGTTTAAGAAAATGTTTAAAGCTCTACGACAAGAACCTAAAGACTATGAAGAAGCAGCAGATCAGATGATGGATTCCCGGTGGGCAAAGCAAACCTATTCAAGAGCGCGTAGTCTTTCTGAAAGTATGAGGAAGTTAGATGCCGCTTAAACCCGGAAAGTCGCCTAAGACAATTTCAGACAATAT